TCCCGCCCACCCGAACCTGTCCATACTTTTTGGTCCGAAGGACCTGCACGGAATTGTCGAACTCCCGCGCCTTGCTTGCCACCATAGTTGGCATTTTTCTTCTCCTTGCTGATAAAGTTTTTAACTGCCCTGGACCTTCACGCCCAGAGTCGTGGCCGCCACCGCCACATGACCCAACTCGGCCCCCGTGGACAGAATGATGATTCGGATGGTCCCGCAAGGGGCCCCAGCCCGCACCACTCGGTCATAGCGATATTCAAGATTGGCCGTAGCCAGGATGGGCGGCTCAAATTCCACCCAGCGGTAAGGAACATTCCGGTTCTTGTTGAAGTACCCTGGGCCAGGCATGGGGATTCCGTTGGCGGGGTAGGTCTTGCTCCCATCCCCAAAAGTCAGGGTGGCATAGGCGATCTCACCCACTCGGCCATCCGGGGCGGTATCCACATCGTAGCCCGAGACCATGCCGACTTTGACATCTGCGGCTTGCAAATCAGCCATGAGCGTTCTCCCTTATTGAAAAAGTAAGGGGGCCGGAGCCCCCTCCAGGTTTAGATCAGGTTGGAAATCCCGGCACTGGCCGGAGTCCGATCGTTCCAGTTGGGGTCGGCCGCATAGGAGAAGGGCCTCTTCTGCATGATGAGCACCGGCTGGAAATCCCCCTCCAAATAGCCACCGCCGGTCGCTTGGGTATCAAAAATGATTACCAGTTGATCACAGACGCTGCAATCCGCATACGGAGCCAGGGCATGACCCTCGACCCCGACCGCGGCCGGCGGGAACTGTGACACCTTCACCGTAAACATCTTGCCGATGTAGGCCTGATCTTCCAGTTTGATGCTGGCCAACAGCACCTTGTAGGCCGCAATCCCGCCGGGGTACTTATAAAGAGACAGCACCCCGACTTGGGTGGCGATATCGTACTCGAAGGAGGTTTCCACCGGACGGAATCCGAAATACAACGGAGCCGCCGGGAAGGTCAGGGTCAGCGTCTTAGCTGTCCCTGTCCCGTTAAGTTCCAGGGCGGTCACCGACATATCGTCGTAATCCTGGGGCCGCACCTCATACAGGCTTTCAATTTGTTCGTTGGTGGGCATATTCAAGTCCTCCTGCAAGGCGGCCCGTGCCGCCCCGGGTTATTGGTTAGAGGCTACCCCAACGGATCATCTTAGCAAGACCGTCCGAGTTGTACGGCCAGAAGAGGCCGTAATTATAGATGCCATACCAGAACATGGCATGGATCAGACCGCCCTTGGCGCCCCAGTTGGGTTGCAGCCGGAGCGAAGGGGTTTCCGCCTCGGCAAAGGCCACGGACTCGGCGCCGAAAAATACGGCGTCGCTGATCAGACCGTTGGCGTCGATCTCATCGGCGAAGGCGTGCTGCCTGTTGATCCGCACGAACCGGATGTTGAACAGGTTGCATTGCTCATTTTTGTAGAGCATATCACCCTTGCCCATGGCCTGCTGCCAGCGTTCCACGCTGGGGTCCAGGAGCAGGTTTTCGATGTTGCCGCCCGCCGACAGGCAGACATAGTGATCATTCCCCCCGGTCTCAGCCGGCGTGTTGCCGATGGTCTTTTTCGAGGGCCGGCTGTAGAAGGGAACGTGGATGGTGTCCCACATATAGGAACTGATCTTCTTGACGTGATCCTTGGTCATGGATGACGCCGCTTGCGCCACCGGGGCCCCACTCGTGCCGAAGGTGAGCCCGGTGAGTGAGGTGGGGGTGGCCACGATCTGGATATCCGGGGACAGGAACCCGTCCCGGGAAGACTCGTTGTCCATGGTCTCGGCCATCTGCTGGATCAGCTTGTCCTTAAAGATGGCGTCGGGCCGGAACTTGAACAGGGTTTCCAGTTTATGGCTGAATTTCAGAGCAACCCCATGCTCAGTCACCAGCATGGAGGTCCTGCCAAAATTCATCATCTTGACCGGGATTTCGCCTTCTTCCGAAAGGCTGGCATCCTCGGTGTCGGGAATGGGCAAGGTATGATACCAGGTGACGGTATCCCCGGCGTTTTTCTTGAAACCGCCCGGGACCGGCCTGGCGTATGCCGCCACTCGGCACTCCCCGGAAATCGCGCCCAGCAAATCGTCGGAAATCTGATGGTTGCCCATCAAACCGCCGCCGAGATCTGTCCAAAGGTGTTCATCGGGCATGATAGCCTCCTAGATTGCTACGGAGAGATGTTTTCCAGCCTCTCCGAAAATGATTTGGGTTTAAATTCTTCCTTGAGCGGGGCCTTGCCCCCTTTTCCCAGGAGTTGATTGCGCTTCTGGTTCTCCAGGGCCAGTTTTCGCTCTTCGTCCGTCTGGTTCACGACAATACCGAGATCGGCCCGAACTTGAGCCACCAGCCAAGCCACCTTCTCCTCCACGGGCTTGGGGTAAAGGTCTTCCGGAAGTTCATCAGCATAAGCCCAGAAAGAGGCCATGATGGTCCGGTTTTTCAAATCCAGACCAGCCTTGATGGCCAAATCCTGGGCGTTCTGCCAGACCCGGGCGTTCTCGGCCTTTTCATCATTCTCACGGGTCTCCGCCCTTCGGGCCTCGTCGGCATCGCGTTCTTTCTTGAGATTGGCTTCAACTTCTGTTTTGACAGCCTGGCCGATATCCTCAGCTTGACCCACAAGCCCCAGTTTCCTCTCAGCCCGCTTGATTTCCAAGTCGGCCTTGGAGTTAATCGTGGACCAATCTTTGTAATATTGGTCCGGGTCCGACCTATCGAGATCGGCAATCTCGCGAGCGGCCTTGGTCCTGATCTCAATCATCTGAGCCAGGAGTTGATTTTCCTTTTCCTCAATGCTGATTTCAGGGGGCTTGGCAGCCGCGGCTTCCTTCTCGGCCAACTTCGCCTTGAGTTCCGTCGCCTCAGCTTCCGCCGCCTCCCGTGCCGTTTTTTCTTTGGCAGTTTCACCGGTTGCCGCGTGCATCCGGGCCTCGGACTCCCTCCGATGCTTCTTGTAATCATCGATGGTCCAGTCCTTGGTCTTGTCCGCCTCTGCCTCAGCCGCTTCCCGGGCAACCTTCTGTTCCGGGGTTTCAGCCACAGCGGCAGCCTCAGCCGCTTCCCGCGCCGCCTTTTCTTCTGGCGTTTCCGCCTCCGCAGCCGCAGCGGCAGCCTCCACCGCCTCTCTGGCCTCCCTGGCTTCAGGGGTTTCCTCTTCCGATGCCGCCTCCAAATATTCCTCTGGATGCTCCATCCGATGAGACATGCTGCCCCTGACTTCCGTGAAATCGGCAAAAGCGTCCAAGTCTTCCGGTTTTCCTGCCATGTTGGTCTCCTCTTCCGGCGAGTATCCTTGCGGGTCGCCGTCCTGCTTTATTTCTCCAGCCAGTATCCCTAACGGGGTGGCGTGAGTTCCTTTATTCCTCGATCAAACTAGAAATCTTAGAACCCACCAATTTGCGCCGCACATTGCGGGCCATCAACGAAACATCTAAATCAATTCCCTTTTTTAGTCTTTTAAATATTTCCATTAAGAGCTTGCCTTTCTCAGTTGCCAGAAAGGCTTCCTCCATAATCGCTTCCGCTTCTTCTACCAACGCCCTAGTTGTCGGGTCATTGGCTATCTCAAACTCCCGACGTTCAACCTCTCGGGTTGCCTGATCCACCTTGGCGAGAGCAGCCCGAGCCTCCACCTCGTCCCGAGACTCAAATCTCCCCTGCACCACTCCCCGGCCCATGGGTTGCCCTGGACTCATTGAACACCTCCCGCAGGGACTTCACCGCCAGGAGGTGCTGCCCCGCCTGCGGCTGCCGCCGCGGCTTGCGCATCAAAGAGGCCACCCTGAGCCGCGTTTTTCCCCGCCTCGGTCGCAAACTCATCAGCTTGGGCCCCTTTCCGGCGAGCCTCTTCCTGGGCCGCCAGGGCCTCAGCTTCCGTCTGCGCCCCCTGATGTTGGATAGCAGCCTCTTGTTGCCCTTGTTGGGCTTGGTCAATCTGATCAGCCTGCTCCTTGCTGATCAGCATTCCAGTATCCACCAAGTTGGTATATTTCACCCGGGCCTGGAGATAAGGATAGGGTTTGAGGTACGGGAGGAAGGTACTGCCAGTCTGAAACATTTCTTCCATATCTTTCAGGTTTTTCAAGTTCTCCTGGTGCTTCATAAAGGCGGAGATCCCGGCAATCTTGAAATTGCCGCTGGTCAATTTAGGCAGGCTCAACCCCGTGGGAAATTCCGCCGACACCGCCACCCGGTATTTCGCAGCGTATTCGGGAAACCACTTATTCAGTTCATCATAGGTCAGGTTGGCTCTCACCGTCTCGGCCATGGCCTTGATGACATTCAGGGCGCCGTCCTCAATATCGGTGGCGATAGAACCCATGATGGTGCTGCTCTGCTCCAGGTTTTGAGCCGCCTCCCCTTTGGTGATATTTAAGCGATACCCCGGCGAGCCCTCCACGATGCGGTCGATAAGGCTGCCATCATCTATCATCATGCCTGTTTTAGACAGCATGGCGATTATGTCGTTGTTCTTTGCGTTGCGCTCGACGACCCGAATCACCGGTTGACCATTGGGGGTCTCGTAAACCATGATAACCTTCCCGGGGAAAAAATCATTGTCTGCCGGGTTTACCATCCGGTCGCTATTTATTTCCAGCGGCGGATTCACTATCCAGTTCAGGTTATCCGAATGAAGGCTCAGAAGGTTACTGGCAAAATACCATAGACCCCGGATTCCCTGGATCAGCCCCCGGCCATCAAAACGGCGCAGATTGGGGAGGGCGCTAAACCCCACCCCCGGCCAGCGGAGTTCCGGGTAGGGACTCGTCTCGGGCTCCCTGATGATCTGATCCCCGGCTACCGTGTAACGGGCACTCGGCAACAGCGTTTCTCCCCGGGGAGAGAGAACCTTGCCCCAAAACTCCGAAACCAGCACGGTCTGGTTAAACTTGCCCTGGATATGAACCATGTTTTTGCGCCGGGCGATTTCTTCTTCATTCAAGTCAGGAGAGGTGGCCCAGCCTCCGCCTATTCTAAAATCCGGGACATTCTTATAAATACCGTTTTTTTGTCCATCCTTGAGGTCGGAAAAGGTTAACCATTCCTGGTGAATCCAATAGCGACCTGACCAGGGTTCCCGGGACTCGGCCACCGGATCGCGGTGAACATTCTCCGGGTTTGCCAGGATAAGCTCCAACCCCTTGCCAGAATTCCAGCGGGGAATGACCTCCATGGAGGTGCCGATAGCCAGGGCCATAGCCACCGCATCCGAGAATTTGGTAGGAAAATTGGCGTAGTTTCGGGTGACCATCAGTCCCATGAAATCAGTCCAGAATTTTTCAGACTCGGGATCTTTCTCGTTTTCGATGGAAAGAAAATCCACGTCAAAAGCCCGCCGGGCAAAGGCTTGGCCCACCCGCACTTTCTTATTAGGGGCCGGGTAGGGAATCCGGGATTGCCAGAGTTCCTTTAAGGCCCAGGTATCCGGCTCCTCCTCGTTAAAAACCCTCCAACACTCATCCTGCATCATGCGGATATCCAGCATGGACTTGACCGAGAGATCAACGCAGTCCATACAGTAATCCACGAAATGCGCAGGCGTTTCCCCGGCATATGCCTTGGCCGCTGCTTCCCGCTCGGCCTGTTCTTTCGGGTCCATCTTCTTCGGCTTGTCTTCGACAACGCCAGCGGTAGGACTGGTCTGGATAGCCATGGGCTACTTTACCTTTTGAACCTTCTCAGCGGGAATCACGGTCATCTTGCCGCGGTTGACCGCTGCCTGGAAAGCTGCATCACCCCGGGCCTTGGCGGCGATAGCCCCGGTGGGGTCAGCCGCAGGGGCTGGCTTGAGGGCCTTATCCAGCGCCCGGCTCGCCGGCCGGATCGGCTGCGCAGTATCCAGAACCTTTTTAATTCCGCCAAGGATGTCCATCAGACCTTCCTGACGTTAGAGTCCAGGATCACCATGCCGCCCTTTGAGTGATCCTTCCCGCCCTTGTGAGAATGGCTCTCGGCAACCTTTTTCATGGCAGCGGCCTCAACCGCCTTATCATCCGCCATCTTCTTGGCCGCTTTGATAGCATCAGCGTGACGTTTGGGGTCCGACCTGATTTCGTGGTGGCGAGCCAGGGTGCGGGCGTCTTCATCGGGCCAATACTTTTGCTCCATCGTCGCTTCTGTAGCTTTCTTCATGGCAACCTCCTACAATTTGTGAACCGGGATGTGAGGAACGACTGACACCTTCCCTTTTGCCGATTCCCGTTTCTTACTCAGGGCTACCGCCACCGCCTGTTTGTCGGCCTTTTCTTTCCCAAACTTTTTCTTGGTAGCCTCATAAGTGATTCCCTTATGAAATTCGCTGATATTGGAACTGACTGTCTTTTGGCTCGTACCCTTTTTTAATGGCATCTCAACCTCCTATGTCCATGTACCAGATCGACCCTGGTCCCCGGAACACACCCCGCATCCCGCAAAACTTCTCCAAGGCTTCGCCTACCCCCGGTGTGTCGGTTTTGGTGGCATGGTTCAGATCGTGGCCGCAAAGCAATTTTTTGGCCCGCGGCGCCCAAAGGTGAAGATCCTCCAACACGGACTCGTAAGCGTGGTCCCCATCAATGAACACCATATCCACCGTAGGCGAGATGGTGTCCAGAATAGCAGCCTCAGCAAAGTGCATCTCCAGGGGGACCAGATTAAGAAAATGCCCCACATTCTCTAAGAATTCGGGAAGAGTATGCTGGGCATGGCCCGCGAACGGATACATGGTTCCGCAATAATGGCAGTCAACCGCATAAACCTTACCCGGGCATCCGGCGCACAGGACATAGGTGCTCCGACCCCGATGACAGCCGAGTTCCACAATGCCGCCATCCATGCGTTTGGCAACCTCGTAGAGCCATTCCAGTTCGGCAGTCTCCATCCAGCCTTTGATGGTCTGTGCTTTTGCCACCGGGTTATCCATGCAATACCCCCTGGGTAGTTTCCATAATACGTTCCGGAGTCAGCAGCCGCATACACTCCGCCCCAAATTTGCCCTCTGGCATCTGACAGGAGATTTTGCCCCCACACGGTACGCAGGGCAATTCCCCCCGGGGATACAAGGACTTAACCGTGGGGTAATATTTGCTCATGGTCTGAGGCTCAAGATTACCGAACAGAGCCACGCAGTTGATCCCCAGTGCCCCGGCGAAGTGCATCGGAGCACTATCCGGAGAAATGACCAGATCCATCAGGGAGCAAAGAGCCACCGCCTCCTGAAGGCTTAACTGGTCAATCAGGTTGACCACACCCGCCCCCCGGATGCCGCTCAAGTTTCGGCTCCAGCCCTCGGTCTGCCCAAAGAGAACGATGGTGCCCTGAAATTCCGGGATGAGATGGGCCACCAAGGGAGCAATGAAATCCGGGGGTAAGCACTTGACTACCGATTTGCAGGTCGCCGCGATACCGATGTAGGGATGGACCGCAGGAAGAAGGCTCGCCATCTTCTTCTGAACCCGGCGGTTTACCGGAAGTCCAAAAACCTTCGGGCCTCCACCGTTCTTCGTTCCTAAGCATTCTTCAAAGATATCGGAACGATCCTTGCTGCAGTAATCCTTCCAGGAAAGTTTCCCCTGAATCCCGAACTCCGGCGGCTCCACCGCATAACGCAGATCGTAACAATGCTGAAAATTGGTCCCCACCCATTGCTCCACGGGAATCACCCCGTCCAGATAAGGCGCCCCCTCCAGCAGAGGGATATTCTCCCGGCTGGTAGCCAGCACCAGAGGGCGGTTCGGCTCCTTCCTTTTCAAGGCCCGCAAGCCGGGGGTTAGCATCACCAAATCCCCCAACCCGCCCGGGCGCACTACCATGTTGGTCTCGGCAAGATCCAAATCCACGAAGGTACTTTTGCCACGCTCCAACTGCAACACCCGGTCCTCCAAAACATCCAGCCGCTCCACGATGGTCTCGAAAGACGGTAGCCCACGCTCGCAATAAAAACACGGAGCCGGGACGTTATGAAGCAGACAGCGCCGCATCATCGCTCCCA